AGAGTTCCTACAGGTATGCAGTTTCCCGTACTTCCAATTACATTTATGGTCGACAAAGATCATAGAATAATGTCTTTTTTTCATGACTGGACTCGAAAAATTGTCAACTATGACCGAACGGGAGGGCCAACTGGAGCAGCTAATGGGCTTCGACCATTCGAAATTAATTATAAGTCAGATTATCAGGGAGCGTTGAGAGTCACGTTGTTTTCTAGGTTCAATGGATCAGATTCTTATATCTACGAATTTTCTGGAGCATATCCCATAAGTGTAGGAAATATCACAACTGCGTGGGACTCTGAAGAGCTATTATTGTTACCTGTTGGATTCTCATATGACGTTGTTAAGCTATCGTCGCTTTCCAGACCTACTGTTACTGGTATTGGTGGCGGTGCGAATTCTCTTTTAACTTATTTCTCACAACTCAACACGTCTATTCAAGCATTGAGGGATCTTGACGCTACTCGAGAAATTCAAGGACTAGTAAATCAATCGGCATCACTATTAGATCAAATATTTTAACTTATAATTGGAGTATATAATGTCTTTACCTAAAATTGAACTACCTTTATTTGAACTCGAACTGCCTTCTACCAAACAGAAGCTGAAGTATCGCCCATTTACCGTCAAAGAAGAAAAGATTCTGCTGATTGCTCAAGAATCTCAAGAACTAGAACAGACTATTCTTGCGGTAAAACAAATTGTAGGAAATTGTTTTTCTGACATAGACGTGGACAAACTCGCTCTATTCGATCTAGAATATCTTTTGCTGGCGCTAAGAATTAAGTCAGTGAGTAATGAAGTTAAGTTTACGATCAAAGATCCAGATACAGAAAAGAATGTTGAGCTTGAGATTAACTTAGAAAACGTCAAACTCATAGAAAACGAAAATCACGATACTAAAATTCATATCAACGACGAATCGTTTTTGATGATGCGATATCCTACTGTAAATGAAATATTGATTCTACAAAAAGACAATACCGCAGAAATGCTTATGGATATTATGATTTCGTGTATCGACAATGTCGTTTCTGGCGACGAAGTTTACAAATCAGAAGATTTTACGAAAGAGCAAATGATAGAGTTTCTAGATACGCTACCGTCTACTACAATTAAAGACTTAGAAAACTTCTTCAATACGATGCCGACAATGCGTCATGAGATGAAATATGTAAATGAAAATGGAGACGAGAAGACATTTGTCGTGGAGGGGCTAGATAGTTTTTTTCTCTAATGCTGTGTCACACTAATCTGTTTGTTTACTACAAAAACACTTTCGGACTGGCGCAGCATCATAAATATTCAATAAGTGATATTGAAGGTATGATTCCCTACGAAAGAGACATCTACATCGACTTGTTATTGGAGTTTTTAGAAAAACAAAAAGAGGCAAAATAACAATGGTCGTCGATAAGAATAAATTTAAACAATACGACACCGACACTAACGGAATATTGAGCGAAGAAGAACTGAAAGTCGCGCAGTACGTCACCGAGCTTGAGTTGAAGGAAGAGAAGTCCGAGGCTCAAAAGAAAATGGCTTGGACATCAATTGCGACTATGATTGTGTTTACTACAGCGCTCTTTTCTTCCGTTATCTCTACAGAGCGTGTTGACGCATTATCCGACATTCTAGGCATATTCTATATTACCCAAGCAGGTATTGTAGGCGCTTATATGGGCGTAACAGCATGGATGAGTAAAAAGTAATGGAACTTTCCACGAATTCAAACCTTTCTAATGTATTAGGCGCATTAAACACGTCGCTTTTGATACAAACACAGCGACTAAATCTCGTTGCTGAAAAATCTATAATCACTTCTAGTAATACAACCACAGACGTCACTAATATATCTGAGTCTGTTGGTATGTCAGGCTCTCAAGGCATTATTGAAAGTCAAATGAGAGAGCAAAGCACGACGCTAATGAACATACTCAATGTGAATGAGAGTATGTTGGATTTTTTCAGGGAAACCAGATCCGAAGACGAACGGACTCGAAGGCAAGAATCAGTATCTGACGAAGACGATTCGAAAAAATCAGGTTCAGAAAATAATAAAAAGATGTTCGAGGGTCTGAGAAAGACAATAGGTAATCTTTCGTTGCCAAGTAAAGGCGGGATATTCGATAAACTTAAAATGGCTGGTCTTGCAGCCTTGGTTATGTCATTCGCCGACGATTTCGTAGAAGGATTTGCCAGAACCGTTTTCGGCGAAGAGGCTGCACAAAAAGTAAGAGATTTTGCTGACAAATATTTGAACACAGAAGCGATAGCGGCAACCGCATTGGGAGTTTTCTTAGGAGGAGTCAAAGGGGGATTTTTAGCGTTCACGTTTACGGCCCTTAGAAAACTCGCCGTAGAAGCAATCGAAGGTCTTGGATTAGACGATGTTTTAGGTGAATCAGGAACTCAAGCAGTCGCAGTAACTTTGGCAGGTATTGCCACTGCCATGTTAACAAAAACAGGCAGAACTGTAATGAGAGCAATTGCTAACGCAGCGATTAAATTGCCTACCGTGATTCCAGGCGTTCCTCCAACAAGGCCTCCAACTCAAACTCCAACTCCAGCAAACACAGATCAAAGGAGTAGAGCGCCGAGAAGAAGAGGGAGATTAGGCACTATTACTCGCTTAGCGACAGGGGTAGCTGCCGCAGTAGGTATAGGAGCAACTGCAAGTGCCGCTTCGGATGTGGCTCCAGAGTCGACTCCAGCAAGACAGAATCCCGTTAATGAAGGTCCAGGTAGAGCTCCTGTTTCTGCTGCTCAGCGCCAACAGGTCTCGCAGATGTCAGAAGCTGATTTAGAAAAACAAGGTGTACGTCGTGAAACAAGGCAGGTAGGGCGTAGAGGCTCTTCTGTTAGATACAGGGATACTAGTACAGGACGATTTGTAAGTCAAGCAGACGTCGCTACGCGCTCTGGAGCAGCTAACGTAAACGAAGCAGCTAGACGATTCCCGCGATTCGGTATGTTAAGTAGAATATTAGCTCCTCTAGGATTCGCCGTAGCGCTAGCAGACATAGCTTCTATCCTAATGAACGAGGAAATGGACGTCAAGCAGAAACAAATCGCTTTAACAAAAAGCATAGGTTCTATATTAGGAGGAGCTGGCGGGGCTGCAGCCGGTGCAGCTATAGGAACTTTAGTGATGCCTGGACCAGGTACTTTGATAGGCGGAGCTTTATTAGGCATTGGTGGCTCGCTTCTAGGCGAAGAGATTGCTAGTCAAGTAGCTCCTTGGTTATTTGGGGAAAAGGTAGACGATAGCAAAGTGGTAAAAATGGTAGACGATCAAATGAATCAGCCGTCAACACCTTCCTCTACTACAAGCGCGACTTCTACTCAATATAATGGTCCAGTGAGAGCACCGATTCAGCCTTCAATTGCAGCGTCAACAGAAGCTAAAATGAATATGCTTGAGCAAGGCGCTATTGAGTATGCAATGGGCAGTGGTTCTAGTGTTACTCCAATCAATACGAATATCAATAATGGCGGTAACGTGACGAATAATAATGTGGGCGGTGCGTCTAACGTGACGTATAATATTATGTCTAGACCCGATAGAGCATTAGCGGGTAATGTGCCTATATCTCCATCAGCAGGTAGCTTTGGATAAAATAAAGGGGGCATAAAGCCCCCTGATATCAACTCCTATCTACGTAAGATTAGATCAGACCGTTAGCAAGTGCTTTATAACCAGCTGCGATAACTTCGCGAGAAGCAGTGCCCAGACGGTATGTACCGCGACTTTCATTCTTGCGCTTGTTCAGATACACAGGATAACCTTCCATACGAAGAGTGTTAACCATTGCTCGAGGATTGGCAACATTAAACTGGCTTTGAATCTGCTCAGCAGAAAGTTGCTCACCGTTACGAAGTGCATTCAGTACATTTTCTTTACGTGTCATAGATATTTCTCCAAATGGTATCAATAGTTTAATCAAAGTTTAGGTGGGGGGCATAAGCCCCCCGAGTGATCAATCGTCAGCTAGACTCTTAAAAAAGTCAAGTGAGTCATCATCGTCATCGCTAGTAAGCGACGGTGAGGGTGCTTCATCCATAGCTGGAGCATTGCGCTCCTTGAACTTCGGGGTGAAGTCAACCTCGACATTGTCGTCCTCAGCAGTCATCGTGGGTGCGTGTGAACCGCCATCAAGTGCGAGAACTTTATAGAGCTTTGCCTTAAGTTCGTCGTAAGACTTGAAGTTTTTCGGATCGACAATTTCGTTCAGTGAATGCTGACGCTTCCAAACTTGTTCAAGTTCATCGTCATCCATATCACCAAGTACACTAGGCGCAGCAAACTCAGACTTATCATAATTACGATAGCCTTCGTAGTTGCGAATCTTCAATTTGAAGTCTGCGCCTTCCCAAAAGTCAAAGGGATTGATTGCTTCTTCTCCCTCAAACTCTGGATTCATAGCATCATTTAACTTATCAAAGATTTTCTTACCAAACTTGTACAGAAACACTTTACCTTCGTTTTCTGGATTGGCAGAGTCTTTGACAACATAGATGTTAGAGATATAACTCAGTCGGCGTTTTTGCTTACGAGCCTGCTCTTTATCTTCATCAACGCCGCTATTCCACAGCTTTGAGTTGAACTCAGAAACAGGGTCATCTTGACCGAGAGTTGTTAGAGAGTTTTCGATGTACCAGCCGCCTGGACCTTGAAAACCATGATCCCACAATCGTACAAAGGGCATGTCTTCGCCTTCTGGCGCAGGCAAGAAACGAATTACAGCAAACCCGTTTCCGCTAGTGTCAACCTGTGGCTTCCAAAAACGATCGTCGCCTTTGTTACCTTGATTATTCATCTTTTGAAGTTGGTTGTTGAGTTGATCAAAAGAATTGTTACGGCTTTTCTTAAGAGCAGCAAATGATGTTGGCATATGTATTTCCTCGTATATTTTGTATTACGTTGTATAGCGGTATGTTAAGTATATTACTATATGTTTTGTGTTTTGGCAAGCGATTTGCCACAATTATTTATAAAGGGAGTCGAGTAATCTTTTCGATCAGATTAAGCGACTCAGCCTCTTGGTGTACGTTAGACATCAAAATTGGTGAATCCCGTACGATTTCGCCAACCACATCAATATCGATATTATACTCTTCAGCATAACTCAGTATCGAATCGATATAGCTGGCACCTCTAGCCATATGCTCTTCCATATAGCTTAGAATTTGTTCAACATTAAACTCGTTAACAAGTTCAACGTCAGCTTTGCTTGCAAACTCTTCATCAACCATCGAGTTGTTTAACTCCATTTAACCAATTTTCAGCAGCGTCTCTGGCATAATGAATGCTATGAATTCCGTAAGATTCGACAATAGGAGTCGTCGCTGTCCCTACAGAGTAGTAGTGAACTTCATAAACGCCATCTTTTTCGTGAATTTCGGCTCGTGGTGCTGAAGGACCACTTTCAAGTTGAATAGAACTAATCATCGCCATTGCCTGCCTCCTGTTTTGTCACTACGTCGATTAGAGCTTCAATTTCTTCAATCTCAGATACCAGCTCACTTAAGTTTTGTTTATGATAGATTCGTGCCATCTTCGCAAGATACTTTTTAGGGATCTCAACATCCTCTTCAAGAGATGCTAGAGCTTCTTTCACGAAGGTCTTTTCAGCTTCTTGGCGAAGATACGAAGCGCTGATTTCTTCCATACAATCGCGAATGCGCTTACGATCTTCTGGGCTACTTGGAATAATAATACTGGTCATTCAAAACTCCTCAATGTTATGGAACTTACAAGTCATATTATACTATATTAAATCTCTGGAAACAATACATTTTTCACAAAAACATCAACATCATCTTCATTAAGCCCAAGCGACTTCATAACTCTTGGCGTATGCGGATTTTGCTTTTGATAGTACGCATATCGGTTGTGAGACGCTCTGACAGCCTCTGTATCAAACTTTGCCATAGCGTTAAGGGTAAGTGACATCATATAATGAGAGAACAGAGAGCGAGCTACAGCAGCCACACGAGTGACTTCTTCAGTCTCTTTTACATTACCTGCTGCCATCATATGCTCGCTGAAGATCTGCTTGCCCCAGTCGGGTAACTCACGCTCTCGTTTCCATTCTAGATTGGAGACAACCTTACCAAAGTCTTGAATCATAATATGATCAGGATTAATTGAAGGAGAGTAATCCAAGAATGCTCCCGTCATTTTCTTCTCGCCAGCAATAACATCAAAGCCGAATATAGGCGCATCGCTGTGGAGCTCCGGAAAGATACAGAGGTGCATCATATACAGCCCTTTGCTTTCTCTCGAATCTACAACGTCTAAGTGCGCTCTACGAAAGTGTGGGCTTTTCCAGACCAGATTAATCCAACCGTCTTGATTGAACCTTTCCATTCCTGGTTCATTGATACGACCTGCGTTAGTGTCTAACTCTTGAGTAAAATGCTCACTCAGTTTTTGTAGTGTTTCCCAGACTAAACTCATACCACCATTCCTCAAGATCTTCAAATAAACGAATAGCAAAGTCAAAGCAGGTGTTTGCTTCATCTGCCATATTCAATTCTAATAAAGCGCGAACGCGAGCAATCATGTCCGTCTTATTCTCAAACTCATACATACGACCTTTGCCTGGAGTTCGCTTGGCTACAATCGCACCACCGAACATATCACCAAAGTGGCGAACGTATAAATGCGCAAGTATGCCTCTGGGATTAACTGACTCTAACTGCATAATATGGCGAGTGTAGTCGACTGTTGACTTCAGAAGGATATCGCTACTCTTGAGTTTGATGCCATATTCATTTTCCAGCTCTTCCATGTCAGCACGAATGCGATCATAGCGAGCAATATTACCAATGCCCAACATTTCTAGGGGAATCTTTTGCTCAAGAATATCGTAGTTGTACGACTGGTTGTAGATGTAGACGTAATAAAGCAGAGGGTCAATTTCGCCGCTCAGAAGTTCTTTGGCGAACCAAGACTCCTCTGCTCTTTTGTGATTGTCTGAAGTAAGGTCTTTCAATGTGGTCATGATATAGTTTCCCTTTTACTCAGTTAACTCCACACCGTACCGTCTGGGACGTAGGAAGCAATTTTAGCTTTGATATCGTTGCTGATACTATCAATGTTCATCACAGGCTTTCCTGCGCGTTTGACATAGAAGTAATTCGCGTCTCTAAGGTACTGACCGCCTTTAGTCTTACCTTTCATGCCAATCTTTCGACCTTCTCTGCCACTCTTAGCTAAATCGCTATCAACTTTAATCTTATTGAAAGCGAATACGATATCCCCATCCATGTGAGTATTAAGGCTTTTACCCATATTGACGATATCTTTCATAGTCGCAGATGCGCCTTTATGCGTACTGACTAATATCTGAGCAGGCACAACCCTATCTCGCTCTCTGTTTTGTTCTTTCGCGACTTCAATATCGTTGATGACCCAAACGATATGGATATTCTTTTTGTCGTAGCCCAATTCGTTAACTTGATTGCTGATCTTCTTCAGTTTCTTCATATCTTTCAGTGTAACATCAAAGATCAAGTTAGGCTTTCTACTGGGATCTGCCATCATGATCGATCGATATACCGCTCGCATCTTACGATCATCCAGATTCAGATAGTCGCCCATGATGCTGTGAAGCTGACTTACGACCTCTGGCTCTTTCATTCTAGCGGATAGATCTTCAAGGTCATAACCAAGTTCGTCTTTGACTCGCTTCTGAATTGCAGGAGTCTTAGCAGCCATCTTTTTGAGTTCATCAACGTCAAAGGTATAACCTTCGACACCTAGAAGGCTGTCTTTAATGAAGCCTTTACCTGAACCAGCACCGCCAGCAAGAATGACTACAGTACCAAACTTAGGATAGGCTTGACCGCCCAGAGTAATCAGCTTTTCAATAAGCGCTTGCTTTTCTTCAGTGATAAAGTTTTTAAACGAGAGCATAGGTAAATATTCCTCAGAGATTATGATTATAATTATTTATATTAATCTACTTCTTCCTCGTCTTTAGTCAACTCTAATATTCCCATCGTAACTAGAGAACTCATTGTATCAATATAGAGAGTCAGAATCAAATACGGCAGAATGAAGTAGAACGTGTTGGTATATCCGAATGAGTACAAAGCAACAGCCGCGATAATTTCGCATACTCGATTTTGCCACATTCGATTGAGTGGTCCACCGACTACCATGGTCACTTGTTTAGTGCCAACGAATACTGAAGCCGCAACATAGTAGAACAGACCAGAAAGAAAGATCATAATTGCCGAAAGTATGTCAGCAGAAAGGGCATTTCCTGTAAGAGTGATAGCCAGACTCAAGGCAAGAACGATAGCAGAGATTAGATAAAACATAACGCTCCTTAATAAGCAGAAGGGTGGGGACGCCCCACCCGTAGTGACTCAACTATTTAGATAGTGTAGCCAGAAGCAGAAGACATAGTGACGCCTTCACTTGAAGCCTCGGTAGGCTCCGGAGCCTCTTCACCAATGCCGTTAGCAATATCAGCGTCAACCTTAGTGTAGAGGTCAATGAACGCTTGGCGAGTATCAGACTCAAAGCGGTTCACACACAACTCAATGGCTTTCAAGCGATCACCAAAGATAGAGAAGGTCTGAACGATATGGCAGAGTCGACGAGTCGAGATGATATCATCAACACCACCGTCAGCGAAAGTCCGACGGATCGCCTGACCCCAGCGAACGAGAAGCGTACAGAAGTCATCATCACTAACCCCGAACTTTTCCATATGGTTAGCAACAATCTTACGCTCAGTGGCTTCAGTAGGGTAAGGCTGCTCAAGAGTCACCGTGAAACGCTCTAAGAACGCGTCATCGATGATGGTAGCAGCAATAAAGCGACCGTCTTCATCACCTTGGCCCTTGGTGTTCGCCGTAGCGATCACGTTGAAGCCAGAAGCAGGCTTGACGACTTCACCCGTTTTCTTGATCAGAACAGGCTTACCCTCAAGTACACCCTGAAGACACATCAACTTGTTAGAGCCTCGGTCAATCTCATCGATCAACAGAACAGCGCCAGCTTCCATCGCCTTGATCACAGGACCCTTAGCGAAGACAGTCTCGCCGTTGATCAAGCGGAAGCCACCGATCAGATCATCTTCATCAGTCTCAGGAGTGATCTGGACGCGGACATACTCACGATTGGCATTAGCACAGGCTTGTTCAATCATCATGGTCTTGCCGTTACCAGAGAGACCAGCAACGTACATAGGGTAGAACATACCAGACTTGATGATCTTCAAAACGTCAGAGAAATAGCCCCAGCGGACGAACGTAGCGTCTTTTTCTGGAACGTAGACTTCGCTGGTAGAAGTAGAAGCGACGACAGCACTCACTTCATTTTTAGCGGAAGGAGGAGTTGGAGCAGGAGCAGCTGGCTTACTAGCAGAAGGCATACTCACAACAGTCGCAGCATTGATAGTGTAAATGCCACGAGACACGCGACTCAGTTTTTTGTTAATCAGATTGTGGGCTTCCTTGTCATTGAAGCCAGCTTGAACAACGGTGTCGACAAACGACTTTTTCTTAAACGTCGAGTTTGCCAACTCGGGATTTTGCTCAGAGAAGACGGCGATCATCTGAGACTCGGTGGGGGTAAGGGTCATGGCATTCATAATAAATCCTCTAAGGGGTCAATTCAACTTACACTATAATAGTACATGGACTGGTCAAGATTTACAACTTTTTCTAAGACTGATTTGTTATATGCATAGAACCAAGAGTAATAAGACCGCCGCATCAAGCGACGATCTCGGCGAACTTCTTGGTCAAGATTCGGCTCTTTTTCTTAGAGTCGCTGAACTTACTGAACGCTTTGGCTAACTTCGCTGTGGTCGCTCCGTCAGGAACCGTCAACTCACCAACGTTTGTTGCGATGTCATTAGATTTTTGAATCAGAATAAACTGGCGATCATACCCAGAGCGAGCCTTATTGTCATTGACATACACACCGTGCTTATTCGATTCGGATCGAATCTTCTTGGTGACGTCGCCAACTTCAAGCCAAGCATCTGGACCAGGGGTCACAATATCGCGACTCGCCAAGAACCTAACGCCATACGGTACAGTAATGAAGTAGTTGATGGTGCGGACATTACACTCTTCACCGAGAGCCGTTATCAGCGATCGACTAAACTCAACATTTGACTCGTGGTCATACATTCGAGTCGGGAAAGCCACTTGGCGTCGACCCATTTGAGTCACGGCGTCGGTAAAGTCACCGCGACGACGATCAGCCATATCAGTGCCTCGAAGAAACTCAGCGCGATCAGATTCACCGTCAGTCAGCGTCACCAGATTCAGTTTATGTACCGAGTGCGCTTTTCGGAAGTCAGCAATAGCATACGGCATTGCCATGAGCGCAGCATTCAGAGGAGTAGATCCGAGGCGCTCAATATAAGCAGCGTCATGGCGGCTAACGCTTCGCATGAAGAAACTCTCAAGCGCATAGTCATAATCCTTCTTACTCATGGAGCTGCTAAACAACTCAAGGAGAACCAACTCGCGATCATCAAAGCAAGTCATTCCGTTAGAATCTTTCGGTAGACCGTGGTAGCTTTCAGTGCTAGTGGTAAACGCATAGACTCGGAAGGGAATGTTCACACGCTTACAGAACTGAACCAGATTGATCGTCTGGCGAATCACAGAGCCAAGGACTTGCCCCATAGAGCCAGAGTAGTCAATCAACATCATCATACCGTGGTTCTTACCATCAGCGAGGGTCGTGACCTGTTTAAACAAGTGATCATCATACTTGTACTGGTGAAGTTTGTTCACGTCAAGAGTACCCTTGGTAGAGGTTCGAGCGCGAAGATTACGATACGCAGCCTTTCGCATTTCAAACTCTTTCACCATGAGATTCACGATAGGTTTAGACTCAGCCAAGAACTCCTTGTATCGCTCCTTGCCACGAGTGCTCATGGAGACTTCTTTACGGCGCTCAGCCAGCAGCTTTTGGTAAGGGACAAGTCGGTTTTTGTAACGCTCACGCGTCATAGGCTCAATGTACAGCGTAGAAGAATCAGCTAGCGCAGCCTCATTCTTCTTTTGAGCGATATCAGTAGCAACTTCAGCCAGAGGCTGGTCTTCATCACTACTGCCGCCGTGGCGCTCACCCTTTTTAGCAAGCGTTGGCTTATCATCACCCTCGCTCTTTTCTTCGCCAGACTCATCGCCAGAGCCAGAGTTTGCTTCAGCATCATCGGACTCTTCGCCAGAACCAGACTGACCAGATTCAGACTCGTCAGGAGCGCTACCTTCAACGCTTTCTTCGTCCCCAGACTCACCTTCACTCGCCTCACCAAAGCCTTCGCCCTCAACAAGTTCGCCTTCAGCAGACTCTTCAAGGTCGCCGCTAGAGATCAACTCTTGAGAGATTGACTCAGACTGTTTTTCTTTCAGCCAAGCAGCCAATTCAAGGACCACCTCGCGAACATCATCAAACGTTTCAACCGACATCGCACGATTGACGTAGTATTGCTCTTCTTCAGTGAAGGAGATATCGACGTGCTGTCGACCTTTCGCCTTTAGATTGAGGCGATCCATGAAGGGGAGCGTATTCAGGTCTTTGCCTTTCGTACCGAAAAGATCGCGCTCAACCAGATCAAGGTAGCCACGCGAGAAGTTTGAAACGAGACCAGGATACTTGCGAAGGACCAGCTTCTCAATACGAATATCTTCAACGACATTCACAAAGGAGAAGGGAACGCCCTCAACAGCGAGATTTTCACGAGGAGTCCAGAGAGCGTGAGCAACCTCGTGACCGACGAGAAGGTCATAGACGTCACCGCTCATTTCTTTCCAGAGCGGGAGCTGAAGAACACGCGTCTCAACGTTAAACGACGCAGTGGAGCAGTTGCTCTGGACTACGTTGATATTCTCATTAGCGAGAAGACGCGCTAAGATGGATTTATTTGAAAACATAACAGGGTGCCTCTATCAATCAACATAGCTATTATCGCTGGTTCTGACTGAAAAAGATACCCTGTTTTTAGATCGATTTGCTATATGCTTATAACTTTTCGATCTACTGGAATTCTCCGCCATCAGGAGGCGGTCCATCTGGATTTCGCACTCCTGTACCACCGCTAGTTGTACCACCGCCAGTCGAGGTTGTAGTTGTCGTGTTGGACGTGTTTCCTGTAAGCGTAAGCGAGCAGGTATCGCTATTTGTGGTGCCAGTCTGATTAACTTGAACTGTAGCGCTTAATGAACCAGAGCCAGGATCTGGCTCTATTCTACTTACATCTATTCTCCATTCAACGAAACCGGTGGCTGTTGTCGGTAATGCTATATATTGTCCGTCGTCGACTGGATTAGTTCTACTTAAGTTACCAGAAATTCCTTCATTGGTTGTCACATTTGTGAGACGGACTCGATACGCAATATTATAGTCTCTAATAGGCACCCAAGTGCCTTTAAGCGTAGCAACTTGAGATCCCGTTTCTATAGTACGTATTTCTCCATTACCAAAGAATCGCACTGCTACAAATACGGAAGTTGGATCGCCTCCAGCTGATTCGGATATACTCGTAGGCAAGTTCGGCAGGGGCGCTAAATTTCTAACCGTGATGTCCTTTTTACCGCTGCTGAGTTGAGTAAGTCCATCTACTTCTACAAACAACGTAATAAAGCTATCGTTAGATAATGTGCTGTCGTCTCTTGTTGTTGTTATGGTTATTTCGTTTGTGTTTTTATATACTCCATCAGCAGCTACCCATGCCCAAGTTATACTTCTATAAACGTCGATCGCTCCATTTAAGATCCAACTATCATTGATACTCGTAGTTACTCTCAAACGATCTCCTGTTAGATTTACAGGCAGATTTTCAATCTCTATAGATCCTGCTGGTACGGTTATCGTTTCACCCTCGTTGACTTCTGACGGAATATCCGTTGTGAATCTAACAACAGGCCTTAGAGGAGTAACGGAGCTACTTGTAAAGGAGGTCGTTGCGTCGTGTATATCATATGCTACAACAGAGACGCTAATATTTTGTCCAACGTCAGTACTCTTAACAGTATATGTTGATCCTGTTTCTCCTGCGAGGGCGTTACCGTTTCTTAACCATTGATATGTAAATGGAGTGGTAGCTCTAAGTCCATCTCTATCAGATATTCCAGAAGTATTTGCGGTTAATGTTGCAGCAGAAGTGGTACTAACATATCCAGGATTTCCTGAGAGCGGAGTAGAAATGGTCACGCTTCCTGTAGAAGCTGTGTTAATCGCTGTCACGGAATTACTCGCAGTTATTCCAGAGTATGAATTTCCGATATTATCTGTGAATCCTATTTGAGCAGATATTGAATCTCCGTTTGCAACATTACTAGACGTTATTTGATAGGTTTCACTTAAGTTGCCATTTCCAAATCGAGTCGCAGAAGTGTATCCGGTAACAGCAGATCCGTTTACTAAGAATCGAACCTGCCAGTTAGTGTCTGCGATACCGTCAGCGTCACTAACTCCATTAACGTTTACGATAACGTCATCGCCGACTCTTCGAGTAGAAGATACAGTTGGAGAACCGGAAGGAATTTGGTCTGACGTCGCACCATAATAATCGCTAAAGCTGACGGAAACTCTAGGCGTACTAACAGTAGGAATATCAGTATTAGCTGGCGGACCATCAGGAACATTATCACCGTCTCTGTAATATTCGCTTATATTATGCGGTCTACTTCCTGGAGGAGTAGGACCGAATTCGGCAACGATGTCTCCTTCTAGCGATAATGAACCGGATTCCTTGATTGCCATTTACTTATCCCTTAATAGCGACTATTTTAGTACCAGGAACATCATACGGCGAATAATCTTCATCATCTTTACCGACTACTTCTCCGAACTCACCAGAAGTCAACTCAATCATTTGTTTACCTTGAATGGCATATAGCTTTACGCCCTTCATTCCAGCGAGCGTATTCCACATAGCTCTTCCGCCAGCGCTCTGTTGAGAGCCTGCCTGTAATGGCATATCATATTGAGTGACTAGCCAATGATAAATCGTGGGAAGCATTCTGAATCCTGAGAACTTGTAGTTACCTGACGTTAAATCAACGTGATAGAAGTTTTTACCCATGATTTTACGACGAGAGTAATAGACGTGACCGATTTCTTTATACATGGTTTTGCCAGCGTCGTGAAATAGCTCAACCTTTCCATTCTTGCCCTTACGATCGTAATCGGCTATGATGATGTTGCCGATTTTACCTACGATATCATCTTCGACTTCTGCCTTTTCTATTTTTACAGCAGAAGTTCTCTTGGGTCGTTCTATGTCTATACGTTGAGGCATTACAATTGTTCCTGACGATAATATTAATATTTATAGTTGAAATACAAAAGCCCCATTTTTCAGGGGCTAATCTTTACTACTCTTCTTTTCCGCCGAAAGACTTCCAAGCAGAAACGATTTTCTTCTGAATGTAAACTGCCCAGAAAGGCTGAGGAAAGTTCCAGCCAATAAATGCGCCTACGGCTACCCAAAAAAGCATGTCTAGCATGATGATCTCCTTAGTGTTTGATTAGACTACAGTGACCTTTAAGGTGCTCATACTTATCTTTACAGACTTCTTTCTCTGCGGGAACAGTGCTACATCCCACAATAAACATAAATGCGATTGCTACAATATACTTCATTATTCCCTCCTTAGTGTTACTGTATTTTAGACATAAAAAAAAGGAAGACTTTGCGTCTTCCTTTGTATTTATATTGTGATTGATCAGAAATCGAACCCAGACAAGTACTCTAGGATGTTCTGCGGAGAAGATTCCCCATAAGGATCGTCACCAGCATTATCACAAAAACCTGGTTCCACGAAAGACTTTTCGATAAAACCATCGTTGAGAATAACAGCGTAACGCCAAGAGCGAAACCCAAATCCGAGATTGTCTTTATCAACCAGCATACCCATCTTGCGAGTAAACTCTCCTGATCCGTCTGGAATAACCTTGACATTCTCTAATCCTTGCTGCTTTGCCCAGGCGTTCATCACAAATGAATCATTTACTGACAAACAATAGATATCGTCAACGCCCAACTCAACAAACTTAGGATACAGCTTTTCAAAGTCTGGTAGCTGATATGTCGAGCAAGTCGGCGTAAAAGCTCCAGGAAGACTAAACAAAATCACTCGCTTGTCAGCAAACAACTCTTGAGTCGTAACTGACTGCCATCGAAAAGGATTCGCTCCTTCAATCGACTCGTCACGAACTCGCGTCATAAATGTTACGTCAGGTACTGATTTAATCATTACTGCTCCTTATTCCATGAAATGTAAATACGTGTTTCCCCCGTTTTGCTCCATGTGTAGCTACAACCACATTCTTCTATAATAGGAAGCACATCAATCAAATTTTGTACCCCCTTTTCTACTCCCGAAAAACAAAAGTAAGATCCATCCATTTCCGTATACATCACATGAGGAACTTGACTGAATTCACTTTCGTCAATCGGTTCTCCCGACGCGCTCAGGTACACGTCAGCATCTTCGTCATACTCTACGCTGTCATCTTCGCAGTCCTGCTCGTGATTGAACAGGACTTTATCGAGATTCACTTCTTCGCCAGAAAGTGGACCAACCTCGTGCTCAAAGGGCACTTCTGCCCAAGCGCAAGATTGACAACAGGGTAAAGCCCATTCAACATACCAACCTTCTTCGCGAAGTCGGTCTTGTAGGACCTCAAATGGATGCATACTGAAGGTCTCGTTCCATTCCCTGAATGGCAACTTCTCGGCAAATACCGCCTACAGCGAGATCAGCCAACTTTGAAGACAACGCGCCAGATAAACTAGCATATACGTATTGTCGATCATTGTCAAACTGTTCTCGATACTGCTTGGTCTTCAACTCGATCCACTTGTCAACTAAATATCGATCCATCTTCATATCTATTCTCCTCTTAAGATACGTCTTTTTCACCAACACTCCAGACTCGGTCCGGATACTCTCTTTCCAACTGGCGCATCAACTCGACTGCGCAGTGATAATCATGATCAGCCCATTTGTAGGGCGATTCAGTCTGACCTTCGTAGGTCACTAGATAAATTATTTCCACGCAAACTCTCCTGTTTGCTCATTTTGCGCATCAAGCAGGTCCATCTTCAACTCAGCGAGTAAAGCGAACACGCTCTGATCAACAGCGGTAGGATTAACAGTCAAAACCGAGTGAATACAATTTTCGGCTTCACGAATCGCCCACATCTTTTCTTTAACGTCTTCAATAGTCAT